ATGCTGTTGGTGCACCAGATATAATACTTGCTCTTGTAGATTCTGCATTTGATGCAGCAGAGTTCCATTCAAACACAGCGCTATCGTGAATTAAACAAATAGCTTTGTCACCAAAGTTATCTAATGACCACATACCTGGTTCTAATACTAAGTCACCTGATGCTGCTTCACCCCATGCTACAAAGTCTGTCGTGTTTGTTACAGTATCTCCACCATTATGAGCAGCAGCTGTGGTACCTCTTACACCTCTTGTAACACCGGTAAGCTCACTACCTGATATTCCTGTGTAAGATATTTCTTCATTGTTTATTTTAATAAAACTAGTTCCTGTGCTTGGAAACAAACTAGCATCTGTTAAAGTAATTCCTGATGTAGCAGAGTCACTGATACCTGATGTTATGGTTGTTGTTGCAACTCCTGTCGCTGTTCCACCCCATGATCCAAGAGACCAACCAAAACCTTTTGCCTGCACAGCTGGACCCACAGGGTAGTAGTGTTGAACTCTAATACCACCAGATGTTGTTGCACCAGACCCTGATTCGTTTGAAGGCATGGTAATTGTAATGGTTGTGCTTGATGGCACGCTAGTCACCATAAATTTTTTATCATTAAAATCTGCTGCTGCAAAATTAGAATTAGTAATTGATGAAAAATTATCTAATAAAATTATATCTTGTTCATTAATATTGTGAGAACCACTGAAAGTTATTGTAACAACAGCTGATCCGTTAGTTGTGGTAAATGCACTTGTAAGCGTTGTTGTAGATTTAATTGGGTGTATGTCGTAGAATATACCCCCTGAGTATGCATATAAAATTCTGTTTGTTCCAATGATTGCATACTTTCTGCCTTTACTGTTTACGAAATGATGAAGACCCCTACCAGCTCCAGTTAGCTTACTATCTCCTAGTTGTCTCCAACCACCTATTTTTTCTGGGGTGCCATATCTAAATCTAACATTATCGCAGTCTATCCACTGGCCTTCGGCTGTGGTTGCAGATATTTGTTTATTTAT